TGAATCAGCCATGAAGGAAATGCTGCCTGATGCCTGATGGCCTGTTAGCCAGGGGAGGGTAAAGCACATGAGCCAATCACTCGTCCACATGGGGAGGTGGCTATCATGCGAGGTGATTTAGTGATTGTCAGAGCTTTTGGAGGCGTACCCTTGGTCCGCCGTGTATGGGAAGAGGTAGGGCGCGGGGTATACATCACAAACGATACCTATTTTAAGCGTCTATTGGCTGGGGAGAATGGCGCGATCCAACCCGTTGGATTCCCACGTGAAGACGTTTTTAAGTTTGACCCTGAAATTGCTGCGGTAATGGATGATTTAATTCAAAGCGGAAAATGGGATTGGACTAAACTGGTTCCCGTTTAAGAATTTGTTAAAATCCTCTTGGGGTGGGCTTATCACATGAATAATGTATTAATCCATGCAGATAATTATGATGCTTTAACTTATCTTATTGAAAAGAAAGGCATGGCTGGAAAGATTAGGTTGGTTTATTCCGACCCTCCTTATGGAACGAATCAGACATTCACAATTTCAAATAAAAGGTTTGCCACCGTTAGTCGGGCTAATGGTGGCAAATTGGCCTATAATGATACTTTAACGGGAGAAGATTATCTGAATTTCTTAGGAGAAAGATTAAGTCTGATTCGGGAGTTAATGGCGAACGACGGCTCAATATATCTTCATGTTGATACGAAAATGGGGCACTATGTAAAATGTTTGATGGACAAAATTTTCGGCCAGAAGAATTTTATTAATGATATTACCAGAATAAAGTGCAATCCCAAAAATTTTTCCCGTAAAGGATATGGTAATATAAAGGATACAGTTCTTTTTTATTCTAAGGGGCCAAAATTCATTTGGGATGAACCAAGACAGCAGATAAACATTGAGGCTGATCGACGTTTTAAGTCCACAGATAAACATGGGCGAAGATATACTACGACTCCCCTTCATGCTCCTGGAGAAACGATGAATGGCGCAACCGGGCAAAAGTGGCGGGGCATGTCTCCTCCCCATGGCAGACATTGGCGGTGTCATCCCGATGTTCTAGAAGAACTTGATAGAAACCATCTAATCGAATGGTCATCAACAGGAAATCCTCGAAAGATCATTTATGCGGATGAAATAGCCAAAAATGGGGTAAAGGTGCAGGATATATGGACGTTCAAAGACCCGCAAAACGCCGTTTATCCTACCGAAAAAAACCTCGACATGCTGCGAATGATTGTTAAAGCATCATCCAATGAGGGTGATTGGGTTCTAGATGCTTTTGCCGGTGCTGGGACTACGCTGATTGCAGCCCAAGGATTAAATAGACGGTTTGTGGGAATAGACTCTTCAAATGGGGCAATAAATATAGCCGCAAGAAGACTGACAAATTACACACTAATTGACCTCACGAGGGGGAACCAACATGAACGAATGGTCCATAAGAACCCTTCAGTAAAGACCGGGAATCATAGGACGCTTTCGCCTAAAGGCGAGGGTTTCTAACTCCGAGGAGGAAGGCATGATTGAATTTTATAAGGACGGCGATGACATGTCTATCCTTACTGACGCCATAGACGAGGGCACCTTCATCCATGAGGTGTCTGAGGTCTTGGCGGGCCTGGTGGAGGATGGCACCTTCGATTCGGACTGGGATTTCCAGCTTGGGAACTGGCTTCCTTGCATCGTGGATATTTGCTGTAAATACCGAGGCTACAAGAACAGCGTGGCTGAGCGACGGGTGCTGTGCGCTGGGGCTTCCGGGTTCCCGAACACCGCTAAAATTTGCACTCTCCGGGGGAAGGACCTGAAGATTTACTGGTCCAGGCGCGACCATTACGACCCAACTATTTCCATCGACGACCCTGATTGGCGACAGCCCGTAACGCCGGAAGAATGTAGCGTTTTCGAGGTGTGGCGGGCAGAGCAGGCCCGCGCCAAACAGAAGCCGTATACGGAGAAAACCGAATGAGCGACCCGGCCCTTTTCACGGCGTTGCCCGAGGGAGTCGCATCGAACGCCTACTTCTCGCCTTGCCGGACTTGGCGCTACTTTCTGCACCGCATCTGGTCGCAGGACCACAAGTTGCTTATGGTCATCGGGCTGAACCCCTCGATGGCGGACGAGGTAAGGTCGGACCCCACCGTGACCCGGTGCATCAATCACGCCCGGCGCTGGGGGTTCGGCGGTCTGGTCATGCTAAACGCTTTCGCAGTTCGGGGCGTGAACCCGAAAATTCTTACCCAAGCCCAAGACCCGGTGGGGATAGAGAACGATTATTGGCTCCGTGTCCTGTCTCAAGACATTGACGTGGGCCGGATTGTGCTTGCCTGGGGCAACCACGGCCTCAAATTCGGGCGTCAGGGCAAGGTTCTGGAGTGTCTCCGGTACGCACGTGAAGAACTGAAGTGTTTCGGCTACACCAACGAGGGTGCTCCGAAGCATCCGCTTTATTTGAAGCAAGACCAGCCCCTAAGGGCGTGGGGGGAACGATGAGCGTCAAAGGTCGAGGACCATTTCTGAGAGTTTGCGGGGAAACAAATAGCAGATTAGGTTACTTATGAAGATAAAGGGGGGGGGCGCATGAAAGAATTTTTGCTGCCGGTCGTTGTTAGAGTGACCGAGATTGGTGTTTTGTTGGACGGGTCGCCCAGGATGCAGGTGAAGGGGCACATCGTCATGGCCGATGGACACGCAGGGAAAGAACTCACGACCCTTCACCCGGTTCACGCCGGTATTATGCAGGCCGTCATCGCTGAAGTCGAGATNGCCTTCGGGAGAGAGGCCATCAAGTTATTTAAGGGTTGGGAGCTTGGGGCACCGGACAACTTCCGGCCCTTCGATTACTCCAGGCCCCTCATGGGTCCTGGACGAAAGGAAGTCCTATGAGCAGCAGCTACATTGCTCACGTCTCAGGGTGTGTGCAGGCAAAGCTTCGGGAGCCGGTGCTACGCTTTGCCGTGAACATGGAAGAGAAGCTCTTGGCGAACGACCATAAAGGCGGCTTGGACAGCATGAGCATGGTCGTGCTGTTTGACCGCATGGTCCAGGAAGGGTTGGAGCTTATGGCGGCCATCGAAGGGGGTTTTGCCCCGAACATCATCGGCGAGTGCGTCGATGTGGCGAACGTTGCCATGATGATTGCCGAGAAAGCGAGGGAAATTTATGATGCCGCTCAAGTTTCGCCCGGATGAACCGCCGCCCGCCCTCCGGATGGGCATGATAACGCTCCAGCATCCCCTGGTGAGGGAGTGGTTTTGGTTCATGGTTCCCGTCGAGGTCATCGACCGGGACTACGGGAACTTCAGCTTCACCTTGGTCATCCACGAGAAGGCCTGGATGTGTTTTTGTAAGGTGGTTTGGGCCTATGACGAGCCGCTTTTCCAATGGCACTACTGCAAAGTGGTCTGCTTTAAACCAGTTAAGCTCAGCAGTCAACAGCGAAAAGAGCTTTCGGGCATCGGGAAATTCCGATTCTTCGGCGATAGGGCGACCCACCCGTCGGGGCCGACGGTTCATTGAGGTAAAAATGGATATTGAAGCTCGGAACGAACAGATTTTCCAGATGTGGAACCATGGGACGAGGACAATTACCGAGATTTCCGACCACTTTTGCCTGGCCCGAACCACCATCTACGGCATCCTGCTCAAAAAACTGATGGAAATCCTGCCGAAATGGATGGTCTGGGCCGAGCAGAAGGCCACGGCTCTCGGCCACGAGCTTCAGAAGCCATGGCAGATGCCCCGCAGGTGGGATGATGAGGCTGTTACCGCCTGTTCCAGGTGCGGCTGGAAGGCCCGCATCACAAACCGGCTGGCCCTGAGGGGGAAGGCGGTCAAATCGAGGTGCCCGGAGGCCCCATGAGCATGAAAACCATGGTCATTGTCTCCGTCGCCATCCTCTCACTTCAAAGGCTTCTCGGATATTAACCTAGAACCCGGAGCCGGGTTCCCAAGCAATCCTGTCTCCCGCCAGACTTCTTGAAGAGGCCTGGCAGGAGGCGGGGTTAAGCTCCCCCACCTTATCACTGCATCCTGCGCCCAGCACCTCCTGTGGAACTCTTTGTCGGTCATCTGGACAACGGCCTTCCCCGGCCCAGGGTCTATGTCCTGAAGCCATGTGAGGAGCTTCTCCATCGTCTCCAGTATAGGGATGGGGACCTTATGGTTGCTGATGTTGTGCTTATTGGGCGGGAGGGCCGGATGGTTGCGAACTGTGCAGGCCTCGGCGAAACCCAAGAGCTTGACCGCAGGCGGCTCATCAAAATACTCTGCGAGGACGAAGATAAAGGCTTTCACCTTCCCGGACTCAACCAGAAGGCCGTTTTTGCTGGCCCGCCGGTACGTCTTCACGTCGATGGTCCCCAGGGGCGTCTTAAAGTCGATGCCGCCGTCGCCCTCAGGCCTGATTTCGGTGTCCACCGAGTAACCGGTCCGTAGGGAGAAGAGAAGCTCTCCGGCCACACCTATCATGGCGGAGTTCTCACTCAGAGGCCGGTAGTTAGAGTTGGTCTTTTTATCCTTGTAGCGGGCCTCCCCTAACCATTGACAAAACTCGATGTCGCTCTTCGAGAGCGTGTACATTTGTTCTTATCCTTGATGACCCTGACTTTTATGCCAAGGCCCGGCTTCAAGTTCACCTTCTCGAAGGTCCAGAAGATACCGTTGCCCAAACGTAAGTATCTGGTAATATATGAAAAATCGCCTGTAATGTTGCACCCTTTCCGGTGCTTATAAATCCACCACTTGAGTTCGACCTTAAGCGGCTCCCGCTTGTTGTCACAGACAAATTTGTTCACGAGAAAGACCAGCGACCGGAAAATTGTGTTTTTATAAATCTCAACGGCGGGCTGGAGGCCCTTCTCCGGGAGGTTCAGGTCGAATGCTTCTAGCTCTTTGGTAAAGTCGAGGAGAATGCCTGGCGTTTTGAAATGGGTCTTGATGAAACGGTAGCCACGGCTGTGCTCGTCCCCTTGGGGCGAAATGAGCCGGACACGATGTTCGTCCAGGATGCAGAGCCAGTCTGAGGCATGGCTGAGGGCGAGAATGTTTTTTCGCTGGTTTGCCCTCGAAGGCACGAATACCCACCCTGCGAACAGCAAAAGGCAGAGAAGAGGGTATTTCCTGCGCGGAACCCGTTCATCGAGCACTAACATCAGCAACTTTCTCCAAACTGATTTTGGCGAAGACCTGATTCTGCCCTTCCAGGAACTTGAACGGATGCTGCTTGAAGATGGTGTAAAAGGCAGCATCATCAATCATGATGCCATTTACCCCACCCTCTTCCACGACGCCGATGTAGAGGTGTCCTGGCATTGCCCTTTTGACCAGCACGATGTTTTCCATGGTTCCTCCCTCAAGATTCCGCATACGCCCTGATGAAGTCGGACAGGACCTTTGCGGGTGTCAGTTGCTCGTTCCGGCACGCCTTGATGAACTTCTGGAACTCGTTGAAGGTCACCCCTGGGGGCACTAGCCGGAGGAATTGAAATGCTTCCACCATCCCCAACCCGAAGAGCTTGACGAACTCCCGGAAACTATCCAGGTTGAAGGCGGCCTCTCCCCGCGCGATGCGCTGGATGTGGCTGGCATCCACGCCGATGAGCCTCCCGCACTCGGCATAGCTCATACCGTGTTGATGCCTTAAGCGCTCAAAGGCCTTGTAATCAAATACTTTTTTGTGGTCCAGGAACTTCTTGGGTGGCATCGTCCACCTGTGGGGGCAGCACGGTCAGATGAGCATTGCCCACGATGGGGAGGTAGTCTCCAGCCTTGATAGCGTGCCGCTTGATGAACTCCTTGGGCAGCGTTATCAAGAAACTCCCTCCCGATGCGATGACCGTCCTTAGCTCCATGATGACCCATGGTTTTTTGGATTTTTTCAATGTATCAATTTCTCCGGGTCAAATTGATATTCCTATGACGATTAGCACAAGTAACAGGAAGAGTCAAGGGGAAAATTATCCTTGACATGGAATATCAAAACGTGCACCCAGTAAGCATTATGGGAGCCTTGGAGTTTGAGCTTACGCCTACTCAAGAAGAGTATGCGTTCTCAACATCAGTAGTGAACGCCATCATATCCAATACTGGCGAGGGGAAATGCCTGGGCCTTGGAACCCCTGTCATTATGTTCGATGGCACCATTCGGAAGGTCGAAGAAATTGCCCCGAATAACTTGCTCATGGGAGACGACTCATGCCCCAGGAAGGTTTTGAGTATTTCTCATGGACAAGCCCCGATGTATAAAATTATTCCCGTTAAAGGAGAACCATTTATCGTTAATGGTCCTCATATCTTGGCTTTGAAGCGCACCCGGATGAGGCGGAGGGGGTCAAACTTCGGAGAAGACCATAAGGCCAAGGAAATTGTCCACATCACGGTTGATGAATATTTGAAGAAATCTCTCCGGTTTAAGCATGTCCACAAATTATTCCGGGTTCCAATAGAATTTAGCAAAGCCAACGTGCCCTTTCCACCCTATCTTCTCGGTCTTTGGCTCGGAGATGGAACGGCTATCCGCCCCGAGATAACCACCAGCGACCCGGAAATTATTGCGTATCTCCAGGAAGTCTCTGCAAGCATGGGCTTAAAGCTTAATATTAAAGCACAGCCGGAAAATGCTTCTTCGGTATGTACCTTTACTACCAATGGTGGAATCGAAAAAGATAATTTTTTCAGCAAGTTTATGAGACACTCAAATCTTTACGACAATAAGCACATACCCCATGTTTATTATAAGGCTAATACAAGGAAAGTCAGGCTAGAATTGTTGGCTGGATTAATTGATTCCGATGGCTGGATAAATCATGATGGATACCAAATCATCCAAAAAGACCGTCAGTTGGCCGAAGATATTGCCTTCATCGCTCGCTCTCTGGGATTATCCGCAATTATTAAGCCTCGAATGAAATATATTAAAGCCCGTAACTTTAGTGCAACCTATTATCATGTGATGATTTCGGGGGATTGTTCTTGTGTCCCGGTTTTACTTGAGCGCAAAAAATGTCTTCCTCGACAACAAATAAAGGACGTTTTGGTTACGGGCATTAAAGAAATCATACCTTTAGGCCTCGGGGATTATTATGGTTTCACCCTTGACGGGAATCATCATTTTCTCTTGGGTGACTTCACCGTAACTCATAACACTTTTGCCAGCATTGCCTCCCTCCCTATTCATGCCAAACGCTGCGGCAGGCCCATCCGAGGCGCTATAGTCCGGGACACTCACCAGAACATCAAGATGTCCACCGTGCCCTCCATCAAGGAGGATTTCGGGTCCCACGTCCGCTTCTATGACGATTACAAGTTTATGCGGATGTTCACCAACCCTCCGGTGGAGATGTTTCTGCTCGGCATCGACGACGAGGCCGCCCTCTCGAAGCTGCAAGGCCCTGAATATGCTGTGATTTGGCTCGAAGAGCCAGCCCCCATGAAGGACAAATTGAACGCTGGACTGGCCGAGGACGTGTTCAACGCAGCCCTGGTCAGATGCACCCGCCAAAAAGGAACGGTCCCCCGGTTACAAATCTCCATGAACCCGGCGGACCGGCACCATTGGACATACCGACGCCTCATCACCGATTCCTGCATCGACCCGGACAACCCCCTTATCACCCGCCGAGTTTGGTTCATTCCCTACGGGGAGAACCTCTATGCCACCGAAATTTCCCGCCAAGCCGTCAAGGCAGCTTACCGCAACGACCCCGCCGCCTATATGCGCTACGTAAAAGGGGAGTTCGCCCCGGTCTATACCGGTTCGAGGGTGACGCCGCAGTTTAACCAGGAGCTTCATGTCTCGGATTTTTTCCTCAAGCCCGCCGCCGGTCTCGTTTCTTTCCGGGCCTGGGATGGCTGGCACAACCCGGCTTGTCTCCTTGGGCAGATAACCCCGGCTGGCAGGTGTGTTTTCATCGACGCCCTGAAACTGGACCGGGGCGGGGACGTGCGGCAACTGATCCAGACCAAGGTTATGCCCCTGATGGAAAGCCCCCGGTGGAAGGGGAAGGCAAAGGCCTGGCGGGATATGGGCGACTTCAGCATGATGAACCCGGACCAGAGCAACATCACCCAGAGTCCGGGGAAAGTCATCGAGACCGCTTTCGGGACCATGTTCGAGAAGGGTCCCTCGACGTGGGAGTCAATGAAGCTGGGTCTGGGACGTGCATTCAATACCAACATCAACGGCCTTCCGGCCCTCGCCATCGACCCCCGGCTGACCCTGCTCATTACCGGTCTTGAGGGCGGCTGGCACTACAAGACCGACCTGAGCGGCAACATCGTGGTTCAGGCGGGGAAGAGAAATCCCCTTCCGGTCAAAAATGAAGTTTCCCATAGCTGTGACGCCTTCGCCAATGCCGTCAACATTATTTTCCCGGAGATTATTTTCGACGTTTTCGGCAATTCTTTGGCGGAAGCCAACAAGCGGAATTTGCGCCGGGCTAGTAGTTATGGGCCTCGGAGGAGATAATGGGAGACCTGAAGAAATCAGGTTACCGGGCTTGGTGGCCCATGTTGCAAACCACCGGGCGCAAGATTCTCCCGGATGGCCGCCGGGCCAAGGTGGGCCAGGAAGTTCTTCTCAATATGCTGACCGGGGAAATAGTCTCGACGGAGAAGGGGTGGAACGCCGAGCCGCCCAACCCCACGGGCGAGAAAGATGCCCAGACTCGGCACATGGCCTACGGAAATGATGAACTCTGGACAAATCTTGCCGCCCATAAAGACGAGACACATGGCACCGTGGTCGAGAGCGATAACGGGAGAACCGTCATCCGTTATTGAGCCGCTTGAGCAGATTAGATGCGAAGGGTTCCGGGCCGAGCTTACCCCCTTTGCCTGCATCCTTAACCAGCTTTTCCCGAACCTGTGGAACCCCTGCGAGACCTGTAAGCAGGGGGTGACCATCAGGACAATAAAGCAGGCCCCCGCTTACAACCTCACCCCGAACTGGGTGCTGAAGGCGGGCGGAGAGTTAGCCTGGGAGTTCGAGAAGCCCAGGTCGAAGCGCCAGAAACGGTGGCACTTGGGACACCAAGAAGATGTCCTTAGGCGTCGCTAAAAGCCTTGGACTCGCATAGGAGGGAAGATATGCCGGGCAAATCGAAAAACCAAGTGGTAGCCGCCAGGATTGCCGAGGGTGTGAAAAAGGGCACGGCCAAGGCCAAACCCGGCTCGTCGTCGGCAATGATGGCAAAGTCCATGAGTTTGCCGCAGATTCAGGAATTTTCCGGGACCCCCACGGGGAAGCTCCCCAAGAGGGCGAAGAAAAAGGCCGGTCCCGCAAAGCCCAAGGTTGCTCCGTCCGGCATGGCCGAACTGCCGCCCAGCCCGGCCCCGGCAATGCCTCCCATGGCAAAGGCTGCAAGCGCACCCATGGTGACCCCGGCGGCCCCGCCGATGCCACCGGTGGGCAAGAGGCCGCCTATCTTCGGGCAGGCCTTGAGGAAGAAAAACGCATGGCGGTGACAGACCCCAAAGAGAGGGTGAAGCGACGCATCTCGGCCATCAAAAACCGCAACCCGGACATGGATATCAAGGAAGAGTCTGAGCGCCGGGAAGCGACCAAGGCCTATGTCAAGGAGGACCAGAAACATTTTGTGGCCTTCCTGGAGGATTGCGTTGACACCTCGGCAACGTCCATGCAGAACATCCGCCGTGAACAGGACGAGTGCTGGCAGGTCTTCAATGAGGAAGAGCCGGACTTCTACAACGAGAAGGACGATTGGCAGAGCCATGTTATCTTCCCGAAGCCGTATCAAGCGGTGCAGTTCGCCATGGCCGCCGTCCGCAAGAGCTTTGATATTCAGTTTTTGAGCGTCACCAATAAGGACGACAAGGACGCCGAGAAGGTCTGGAGCCGGGTTCTGGAGGTGCAGCTTGGCAGGAATAAGGCCAAGTTCCCCATCAAATTCACCGACGCCTCCGGCATGGGTTTCGCCATCGGGACCTCCATGGAAATGATTCCCCAATGGCGTCCCGGAAACGGCCTCAACATAGCCTTGGTGGAGCCGTGGAAGATTCATCGGGACCCGGATGCTCTTTCTCGCGACCCCCAGAGCGGCATGTATTGGATTCACCAGGAGTGGTTGGACCTCTACCTGCTTAAGCATCTGAAAAAGGTTGGCCGCTACAACAATAACGTCAACAGGCTCAGCGCCCTTTCATCGTCCGGGGGAAAAGCGGAGACCGCCCGGCTGACCAAGGAGGAAATCGCCCGGCGCAAGAATCAGGTCTGGAGCCGGGGAAAATTCCGCAACATGCTTTTGGTCTCGGAGTTTTGGGGGACACTGTTGGACCAGAGGGGCGATATGCTCCTCCCGAACGCCACATATACCGTGGCCGCCGGAACGGTGATCCAGGACCCGGAAGTCAGCCCCTACCGGACGCTGAGATGGCCGGGCATCGCCTTCAGCCCGCTACCGAATTTTCTCCGGTTTGATGGTCGCAGCTTGCTCCATAGCGTCAAATCGCTGTGGCACTTTATGTGCGGGCTGCTTTGCCTGCACGCCGACAACCTGAACTGGCACGTGAACCCGCCGGTGGAGATTAACATCCAGGGCCTCGTCAACCCAGCCGACACCGAATTTTTCCCCGGCAAGGAATACCATGTCCGGGAAACCGTGTCGGGGCAGCAGGTCATTAGGCCGGTGGACCGCAAGAGCATCACCGGGGACATCCTGGCGAACCTGAACTTTGCCTCTCAGAATTTTGACCGGGGGAGCATGGTTCATGATGTTGTGCAGGGCCTCCCTGGTTACCGGGGAGAAGCCCCCACCGCCAGGGGGCAGGCCCAGGACCTTGAGCAATCTCTCACGGTTTTCAGCCTGGTGGGGAGAAACATCGAGGACGGGGCGCTGAACTTCATAGCTGCTGCCGCCGAGACCATTGCGGCGAACATCTCTTTCGCCGAGCTTGCTGATATGGTGGGGGAGGACCTGGCGACCAAGTTCATCGACAAATCGAGTGTCTTGGGAGTGACATTGCCAGCCATCACCGACGGCGATTTCGAGGTCTCCGGCATCTCGGCCATGCTCCGAGATTGGGAAATCGTCCGGGCTATCCGGGAGACCATCCTGCCGATGTTTGAGAATGAGCTATTCGTGCCCTACGGCAGGCCGTATGGACTCTGGAAATCCCTGGAGCGCCGCCTCAACCTGAAAGACGAGGGCCTGCTCATCGAAGAGGACCGGGCCTTACGGATTGATGCGGCTCAGCAAGTAGTGCAGGAGGCTGCCATCATAGGTCAGGCGCAGCAGCTTGAGGCCGCCGCTCAAGCGACCCAGAACCAAAACGCCATGGCCGATGCACAAATGGCCGCGGCCTCAGCCGCCGCTCAGCCGCCGGAACAGGCGGCCCCGGCTCTCATGCCGATGCAGGTGGTCAGGTGAAGCAGAAGCCAGAGAAAGCCAGAGTGACTTTCGTGCGTCCCATGGGAAACGACGGGATTGAGACGGACATTCAAACGAACCGTCCGGCCCCGGAGTCCCTGGATAGACAGCGAAATAAATTGAGGTCGGACCTGGAGCGGGTTATAGATGAAGGCCTGGCCTTCAACCTGCAACTTGCCGACCCTGCGACCCAGGCCAACGCAATACTCAAGGCTGTCCTCATGGCGCTTGAGTCAAGAGTCGAGGAGCTTTGTGCTCCAGACCCAGGCTATCAGGTGTTGACAGGAGTCCTGGCAAGCGTGGGTGCCTCAGTTCGCATCGGGCCAGAAATGGCCCGCAAGAAGCTGGAACAGTTCTTCGGCAAGGACTTTCAGATAACCCCCGGCCCCGCCCGTAACAGGATACCGGGAGCCGGTAAAAAAAAGTAGATGGCGGCCCCGTAAGGGACACCCGCCGAAGGGAGATTGTATGCCGGAAAACGGTGCTGCCGTAACCAACCCCAAAGACACGCCCGTTAAGCCTCAAACTTTGGTTACCGCCGCCCTCGAAAAGGCCAAGGCCGGTCAGGTCATGGGAGACGATGAGTTCCCGACCGTCAAGCTGGTTGGTCATCCCGCCGAGAAGTTGGGCGAGGAAGAAGAGGGTGGAGAGAAGGAACCCGGAGAGGCAGGTGGAACTGGCCCTGAAGGTGAGGAGAAAGGCAAGGAGGAGACCCCTGAGAAGGGAGAGGGGGGAGAGAAGAAGCCCTCGGTCAAACACACGGACCTGGAGGAAGCTGATAGGGCGGTAAAAGCTGCCGAGCGTAAGATGCACGATGCCACTACTGAGGCTGCGAATCTCCGCAAGGAGAATGAGGGCCTCAGGTCTCGTGTGGACGACATGCAGGTGCAGTTAACCGCCATCCAGCAGCAGGTCCAGGAACGGGCCGCCGAACTCTCCGAAGAGGAAGAGTCTGCGATTATGCAGAAAGGCCTCAAGGAGATGCAGGAACTCGATACCAGCGACCCCGAATATCTTCCCAAGATGAGCAAGATTTGGGCCTCGACGCTGAAGAAGCTGAATAAATTGGGCGACAAATCTATGAAGCAGGCCGCCAAGGACGTCGTCAAGGAGGTTCTGGAACAGCAGAACCAGGAGGCGACGGCACAAGGCGACCGGCACCGGCTCTGGGACAAGGCAAACAAACAAGCTGCGAAAGCAGGCCTTGAGATGGAAGATGCTGGGGCGACCGAGGACGGCATGCCTAAGCGCTCAGACGACTATCTGCTCTTCTGGCGCACCGCCCCCGATGCACCTGAGAACCTCGACGAGGACGGCAAAATCGAATGGACCATCAAAGAGGTCAAGAGGATTACTGGCCGGAAGGTCAAGGCCATCAAGGAACAGGAAGCAAGGGCACGGCAACACCAGGAGCGCCAGACGCCCCTGGGACGCGCCGGTGGGGGTCCTGATGCGGCCCCAACGGATAAATCCTCACGGCCTCTCAGCTTGAACGATGCCCTCCAGAAAAACAGGGCCAAGCGAGTCATTTAATGGGAGGTAGCAACAATGTCCGTCCATAACTGGCAGTTCGACGCCGCTCTCGGTGTCTATAAGAACCATGAAATCTCTAACGACCTGTTGGAGGTTGCCGTGGCCGATACCATTGTCCTTCCTTTCACCGAAATGGTGGAGGGCTTTGGCAGGGGCCGGGGCGAAACCATCAACATCATGCACGTGAAGGAGCTTCCTCAGCCCGCCGATGCCCGGTTGGATGAGTTCACCCGTGTTCCCATCGACAAGCTCGTGATGGGGACCCGCGCCCTGACCGTGGCCGAGTGGGGCCGGGGTGTTGAATACTCCGACCTAGCCCGGCAGTTGGGGAAGTTCGACCCCAAAACCTATCTCCAGAAGCGTCTGAAAAGACAGATGACCGGCGTGGTTGATACCGCCGCCGCCAATGCGTTTCAGAGCACGGATGCCAAGCTCTGCTTCGTGCCCACCACGCCCACCGGCGGCACTTTCTATACCACGGGCACCCCCGGTGCCGTCGCCGTCGCCGCCATGACCTTCGACCACATGGGGGTCCTGCGGGACTACATGGTTGCGACCGTGCATATCCCGCCCTACGAGGGCGACCATTGGGTCGGCATCTTCTCCCCGAAGAGCCTCCGTGGTCTGCGCCAGGACAGCCTCTTCCAGGCATTGCACATGTATCTCAACAAGGGCGATTTCTTCTACAAGAGCGAAATCGGCATGGCCGAGAATATCCGGCTGGTGGAGTGTAACCGTGAGGAGGCGTTTTCCAACACCGCCGGTTCATCCACCGTCATCGGTGAAGGCGTGGTCTTCGGCGATGAGGCTATCGCCCGTGTCGAGGTCGAGGCCCCGGAACTGCGGGTCAGCCCGAACTACCAGGACGACTTCGGTCGGAAGGGCGCAATCGCCTGGGTGGGAACCTTCGTGTTCGGTTCCTTCTGGGATACGGCCACGGACGGGGAAGCAAAAATCATCCGGGTCACTTCTCAGTAGGCCCCGGCGGACAAGGAGGAATCAATCATGCCTTACGGCGCTTATGACCGTTTTGCGGTTATGTCCTGCATGAGCGATGCCGGTCAAGAGACCGCCATTGCCCTTGAAGCTGTTGTCGGCGACAAGTTCGTCTTCACCGTGCTCGAAGCCTGTGTGGTTTTCGAGTTCCGGTGCCTGGCGACCGTTGCCATGAACTATGACACCCAGACGGCGGCCTGCATGGTCTCTCTGGACAAGCGGCCCACTTACGGGTCGGACACCAACCGGACGGAGTTGGGTGTGCTCACCATCCCCAACGGCCTTGCCGCCGGGAAAGCCGTTTACAAGAAAATCACCCCGGAGAAACTTCTTCCCGGTCAGCAGGTGATTGTTGAGGTCAAGCAGGCTGGCACGGGTGGTGCAGGCATCGCCGGTGATTGGCGTCCGGTTCTCATCAGCGCTCCGGCCCCGGAATCTCCGGGCATGTGCGCCAACCTGGTCGCTACCGCTTAGACCGGGAGATGACGATACCCCTCTCTCCGCCCTGCGGGGCGGAGGGGGGATTACTTTGGAGGATAGAATATGGCCGATTTGGTTGCCGCAGATGTGACCGTCACTTCCATGCCGAAAGACCGTGCCCGCATCGCTGATAAATGGCGCTTCAACATTGTGTCCATTGCCTTCGGTAATGGGGCATTGACCATCCCTGCTGGAGGGGGGGTTCCTCTCCCTGCCCTGGGGCATTTCGGCATGAATAAGTTTCTTGTGGGCCTGATTGTCATCTCTGGCAATGGGGCCTACGAGTATAGCTACGACAAAGTAAACCACGTGCTCAAGGCTTACCATGGCGATTACAGCGCCTCATCGGATGGCCCCCATGTCAATGCGGGGACGGCTGCTCCGGCGGCCCAGGCACTCGAAGCCATCGCCATCGGTGAATAGAGCCACAACCTGAAGGGGGTTTTATGCAAGTAATTCGCTCGAAGATTTACGGCGAAGTCAGCTTCGAGAAAACCTTTGTCATGGGCATGGTCCACGTCGGGAAGCTTGCCGGAGGTGGGTATGCTCATGTTTCAGGTCATGCCCTTACGAGCAAGGACGAGGGCTTGGCCGCCATCCCTCCCGGCAAGGAGCAGGCAGAGTTCTTGCAATGGTGGGTGAATAAAGACAGGGTGCCTGAAGAGGCCATCATGCGGCGCATCATCGTGAACCCGGATGGCAGCTACAGCTTCGATGATGGCGAATCCATCGAGAAGGCTGAGGACCTCATCAAATACTTCGGGTCCGGTGATGCCCTGGAACAGGCCTTGAGATGGTTTGCCGGAGAACTGGTCCGCCGGGCCGAGGTGGAGAAAGCCATGGGAACCAAGGCTGGTTCCATGGCGGTCGCCAGCAAAAACCAGGTTCCCGGAAAGGCAAAAAAGGGACCGGCCCCCAAGATAACCGGGAGGCCTGCAACGGAGCCGCCGATGCAGTCGACCGAACCTGAGGTTGCCATCAAGGAGTAGTGGGATGCCCGAACCGCCCAGCGAGGGACCCTTGACCGTTTGTCCGAACCGCAAATGCCGTTTGGTTTATCGACCGGACGAGCGGGTCTATCCCGGCTCGTCCGGGAGATGCCCCCGGTGCGGAACGGATTTTGCAAAAGAGGCCCAGCGCCGGGCCGAGGGGAATAGACATGACTAAGGTCGTCAAAGAGGATGCCTGGAAGAAGGAATATCGGCTCAAGCATACCTTCGAGTTTAAGGTTGGCGAGACCCCCAAGGGCCTCGAAGACCTGGACCTGGACCAGGAAGTTACCGTCGTCCTGACGGGGAAAGTCTCCGGTGTCGAGAAGCGCAAGAGTATCGATGGGCTGGACCTGTGCACTTTCACGGTCAAGAGAACTTCCTTGGAGATTCAATCTAAGGCGAAGCCACGGCAGATGCACGAAGCCGTTGAGAACAGCAAAAGCAAAAGGCAAATTTAATGGGGGTGGGTGATGACTTTGCAGGAAATCATCAACGAGCTATTCGCCCACGTCCGGGACGATTATCTCCGGGATAATTTCTTCAAGGCCTGGATAAACAGCGCCATCCTGTCCATCGCTACGGACTTCGACCTCCCGGCGCTCAAGAGGGCTATGCCCTTCAACCATCCGGTCAACAGCACGACATGGCTCGTTGACATGCCGGAGGTGTTTCATAAGAAGCTCTTCAAGGCACGAAACGTGGACTTCAATATGGTCTATGTGCTCGATTGCCTGGCTGACCTCGATGTCCTCGACGAGGACCACAGCGAGACCGGAACTGCCATCACCCATGTAGCCGTGGACACGGAGAAGCGCAAGCTCGGCTATTTCCCCATGGCGGACGACACCGCTCGCCTCTGGTTCTTCGACAAGCCGACCGTCCTCGACCTGCCTGCCGACCCTCTGACCTGCATCCCGGAACCCTTCCAGCGACGGGTAGTCATTCCTAAGGCCATCCTCATTTGCTATCCGCATCTGCAAGATATGGGAATGCAGTCCCCCCACCCCTCGCTGAACTTCTGGGAAGGGGAATATTCCAAGGGTTTATACGGGTCTCCCAAGGGCGAAATAGGCATGGTGCATTATCTGGCCGCCCAGACTCCCCCACGGGTCCACCTGGGCCGTCAGCACCTATCGTAGGAGGGGCCTTGAGTGCCCAAGCAGAAAAGCAACGAGGTAATAGCTTCAGGCTTCACCGGGATGAACAACCTGCGGGAGACGCCGGGCTATTTCCTTGACGATACGAACAGGATAACCCCTCACACCATCCTCAACGCTGATGTTTATGACGATGGTGTCGTGGTGCCGAGAGGGGGGTATCAGAAAGTCATCTCATTGACGGAACCGCACTCTCTCTGGGGCGGCTCCGCCATGTTCTGCATTTCCCAGAATGTTCTTTTCCTCGTGGATGGCGTGAGCGCTATCCCAATTTGCAACATCACCGGCCCGAAATATTCCAGGATGGAATATGTCGAATTGGGCAGCCGGGTCTATATGAGCAACGGATATTGGAAGGGGGTCTATGAGCTTGGGGATGGCATCATGCGGGAATGGGGGTTGCCCCTACCTGGTTACCCTGAGTTGGAGCAAACTCAAGGGGTTATGCCTCCCGGAGCCTACAAGCTCTGTTTCACTAGGTTCTACAAAACTATGCTGGGGGGAAGTGGCCCCATCTCTGAGGTTTCGTGGGATGGTGGCATCGCTGGCATCAAGGTGAAGAACCGCCCTGCCGATTGCGTCGCCTGGATTACCCAGCCAGGCGGTTCTGAGTTCTTCTTGGCCCCCATCGACCAGGACGGCAACATCACCAGCCCCCACTACAATAAACCGCTTCCCACCTTCGGCGTGGAGTCGCCCCCTCTGATGAAGTGCATCTGTTTTTCCTTTGGTCGCTTATGGGGGGTCCAGGGTCGCATGGTGCATTTTTCTGAGGAGTTCCGGGCCGAACATTTTTACCCGGACAACAAGTTCCCTTTCTCCGAGGATTTGGTTATGCTCGCCCCGGTCAACGGGGGAATCTTCGTGGCATCGACCACAAACACCTGGCTCCTCAAAGGCCGGGACCCGGCGAAAATGGAGGTGGACAGGGTAGGCGACGGGGCCATCCCTGGGTCCCTGACTTACACCCAGGTCGAAGGGGCCGGTTACGAAATCTCCAAGAAGCTGAGCCAGACCCCATCACCCGTCTGGGCTACCAAGAAGGGCTTCGTTGTTGGGACCAACACCGGACACCTCGTCCACCTGACAGAAAGCCGGTTGAAAATTAACCCAATGACCAAGGCGGCCTCCCTTTCGAGGGTCGTGGAGGGTAGGCCTCAAACCATCGTCACCCTGTATGGCGCTCCTGTGGGCAAGCATGACGCCCCTCTTACGGACGATTTCACCAGGGGACGAATCTTCGTCCCCGCCCCCGTCGAGATGACCCTATACGGCGGGGTTATTTTTGACGGTCAAGGAGAATATTCATGAGCCTCTACTTTACCAATGTGGGCGAACAGGAGATGGTGCGGGCCATCCTCAACACGCTCGAATGGAACTTGGGCCTCTATAAGAACGTGGTGACCCCGGATGGCTCGCTGACCATGCTGGGCATCCAAGAAATGCCATCCGGCGGTGGGCGTAGCTATACCACGAAGACCCTCAATCTCGACTTCGCCTTGGCTGCCGCCGCAAACAAGTGGTATGTGTCCCAGAACACGGCTGGCAAAGCTGAGGGCCTCTACCACAACACCTACCTGGAGTTCGAGTTCAACACCGTGGATGTGGCCGACGGCAACACGGTTTACGGGGCCGTTATCTACACCTACGCCGTGCCCTTCGATGGCGGGGCAACGGAAATCAAGCCGGGCAACATCATCAAGGGTGCCACATCAGCAGCGACGGGCATCGTCACCGGCGTCATCGTCACCTCCGGGGCCTGGGACGGGACCGCCGCCGGGCATGTTTTCATCAAGACCAAAACCGGGACCTTCCAGGATAACGAGAACCTCATCATCTCCGGGAAGGTTGCCACAATCGCCGTAAACGCCGGGGGCACCGGTTATAACATCGGCGACATCGTGAGCATCACCCAGACCGGCGGGTCCGGCACGAAGGTCGTGGTGACCGTCGCCGGGGGCGGTATCGTTTCCGGGGTAGTCCTGGTCGAGGGCGGCCAGGGTCATTCTGTGGCGACCGGCTTGGCGACAGCGAACATCGTCGGCTCCGGCACTGGTCTGTTGCTCAATGTCTCGACTCTGAGCACCACCGCCGTCGCCGTGAGCAATACCCAGACCATGTATGGCGGAGATGCTCATAAGCAACTCCTGGCCCTGGAGGAACTGCCGGAGGCCAAGCTCATCGACACCGCCGGGCAGAAAATCCGGGTCATCATGAAGTGGTCGGCGAGCACAGCTTAACATGGGGAATCTGTATCGCTCCTTTGATGAAGGGAACCATCGCATCGACCATGATAAGTTTCAGGACGTGGCGGCGGTTCACTATAAAGAAGGGGTAATCAAGGGCTTCGGCCTTGAATCCACCAATCCCATCACCCCGGACGGCACGGTGACCGTAGAGATGGATGGGAACACGACTGCCGGAGTCCCGATTTTTTACCATTGCCGCAAGGGGTGGTTTGATGAAAACGTCGGCAACCTCAAGACCAACAAATCCCTGGAGTTTGCACCCTGGGGGTTCCGGGTTGGGCACAAGGTAATGGTCATGCTGAGGGAAAACGAAGCTGTCGGGGTTCTGGGGCACAACGAGCCGCCAACCTACTATACCGGCGAGAAGAACGCCCCTTGGCCCTGCAACGACATCATCAGGGTGCAATGGCACCGAACCATCGGGACCGAAGACAACTCTGATAAGCCGCTCCCGGATGGGTGGGGTAACTGGTTCAAATATCAGGCGCTATGGCATTGCCTGCACTTCCGGGCTTCCACCCAGGAGCTTTGGAAAAGTTTGGATGCGGCCCCGGAGGCCCCGGATGGGGCATTTGTCACTTTGCCGCACCGAGCCAAGCACATCTTCGGGATGAAGGAGCTTCAGTGGGGCACAATCGTTTGGTATGCGGGGGATTGGCTTATTCTGGTCGGCCCCATTGCCTACGTTATAACGGTTTTCTCTCTAGGGATGCCTTATCCGGTGACTCAATCTCTTCTTATTCAGGCTGCCGTTTGGACTCCAGAGAGAGAAACTGAATGGATAGCGGTAGGGGCGCAAAAGGAAGCGGAGGCTGGCTCTGGGGGCATCTGGCCCCATCTCTATACCGAAATCCCCTACCCGTACATGCAGACCCAGAGCACGTTCACGAAATCAATGTCGGACATCTTCGTCGGCTTTGGCTCCGACCCGAATTACCGGGCGAAATGGATAGTTTCCGAGTTTTGGGTTTATGATTGGGACCGAGCGGCCTCGGACCAGAACACGCCCAACACTCCGGCTGGATAAAGGAGAGCGCCCATGGCGACAAAAAAATGGGTTAATGAGGGGGAAAACCGGGTTCTCAATATCCTGTTGGGCGCTCAGGCCCCAGATAACGTCCTCTATCTGGGCTTGCTGACAAACATCACGGAGCCTGGAGAGACCGCTACCTTAGTGAGTTTGTCGCAACCATCCGGCTTCGGTTATGCCAGAAAGTCACTCAACAGAGGCGAATGGACCATCGAGGCTGACCTGGCAACATATGAGGAACAGGTCATGCTGGCGTCGGGGGGAGATTGGGGGGACATTTACGGGTATTTTATCGCAACTTCATCGGACAACTCCGGCAAGTTGCTCGCCGTGGTCTATTTCGATACAGCCCTGGAGGTGGTTGACGGTAAGGGCATGAAGATAACCCCGAAACTCACAGTCGCATAGGTAAACAGAGATGCTTGAGCCTGAAGACAAAGAGACCGCCGGATTCACCGAGACCATGCAGGTCCTCAAAGAGCAGGACAGGGAGCTTTATGAGACCTTGGCCCATCGCCTCAATTTCAAGACTTGGGTTCCGATGCTCAGGAGGCTTAAAAAGCATGACCGGCAGGAGTTCAATGACCTGACCGAGAACCTTGCCGCCCTGCGCACCCCTGCGGCACCTTATCACCGCCGCAAGGATGCCAAAAAGGTTCTGCATCGCATTGCCAAAAAAATTGCCCAGACCTACGATTGCGATGCCGGGTTCCGTGAGGAAGGCCCCGTGGTCAAGACCGTGACGATCCGGTTGAAACATCCGGGGGTAATCACCGGTCTCCCGGTTGAGATAATGGAGCAAAGCAACCGGCTCGCTAAGGATTTCGGGAGCGAAAGGAAATGGACCTTCGGGTTCGACAACCGAGTTTTTGTGGCCGACCTAACCGAAGAAGCCATCGCAGAAATGGAGAAGCTGGATGAAGTTGAGTCAGTAACCATTGAGCCAATGGCTCGCATCATGTCAAATGAGATTCCGACCTATAACCCGGCGGCGGTCAACACCGATTGGGGTGTGGACAGGTGCTATCCGACGAACGCCTGGGCCAAGGGTCTCAAGGGCGAGGGTGTCAACCTGTGCGTGATTGATACAGGCATCGAGAGTGACCATATTGCCTTCTGGCACAACGGCGAGACCAATTTCAAGGGCGGCTGGAACTTCGTGGCGAATAACAATAACCCGGCTGACGACCACGACCACGGCACTTATTGCTCCGGCATCATAGGCCACCGGCATACTGGCGTCAACGGCCACTACCGGGGCTTGGTCCCCAATATCAACCTCTATGTCTGCAAGGCCCTCGATGCCAAGGGGGGCGGCAGTTACGNCAACATCGCCGCCGCTATTGATTGGGCACGCANCAATGGGATGCACATCATTTCGATGAGCTTGGGCGGCTCAGGAACCGCCACCGTTCTTCAGTCCGCTTGCGACGCCGCCTGGTATGCTGGCCTGGTGCTGTGTGCGGCCTCCGGCAATAATGGCTCTGACGTGAACATCAGCTACCCGGCTAAATATCAATCGGTGATAGCGGTGCCTGCCGCCGACTACTCCGACAACATCGCAGCTTTTTCCAACAAGGGGCCGGAAGCGGAGATTACTGGTCCTGGGGTTGCTATTGTTGGTCCTTGGGCTGGCTTTACCTATGATGATTATGTAGTGGACAACTCTAATGACCTTTACATGTGCGCTTCAGGGACGAGTGCGGCATGTCCTCATGTGGCGGCTTGCGCCGCCTTGGTGAAGCAATGGTATCCGTCCATTACCAATAGTGCGTTACGGGAATGGCTGCGGATTCACGCTCGTGATTTGTAGGAAGGCCTCAAAGCTGTGCCTCAAATAAAGGTTTCACAGAAGGAGAATGAAGATGGCGAAATGGTGTGACGAAGGCGAAAACTGGCTGCTGGACGTGGCCTTCAAGCAGGGTACGAGCCTGCCGACTAGCCTGTACCTGGGGCTGTTCACCAACAGCACCGAGCCTGCGGAAGATGCTACCCTGACCACCATCACCGAACCGTCGGGTAACGGCTACGCCCGCCAAGCCATTGCTTGCGGGGGGGATTGGACCCTCACCAACGACTATATCACGGCGGCCCAAGAGACCTTCTCCTGCTCCGGGGGTAATTGGGGCAACGTCTATGGGTATTTTATCGGTACCGTGTTAACCGGGACCTCCGGCAAGCTGCTGGCTGTTGAGTTGTTCAGCGACGGCCCCTATAACGTCCTGGACGGCGGCAGCGTCAAGGTGACAGCCAAACTTACTTGCAGTTAAGGCGGGCGAGCCATGGCAAGAATAGCGACTGTCACTTGGCGGGGGGAAAATGTCCACCCGGACTGTTATTATAACGCTGCCTCCGGTGGTTTTTCCAGGCACTTGTCCCAGGCGACTCCCACCGGTTTCGACAATCCTGTTGTGGAAACCACTTCGTATCTCGGTGTCAACTTGACACTCTCTCCTGCGCTGACCGAAGGCCGGGTCGGGGTGAGGTTCAAAAATATTAACCCCTCTTCGGAAAACGTAAGTCGGTTCATGGCCCTCTACGAGGATACCACCACGAGAGTCACCCTCCTCAGGGACCCTGGGAGTTGGGGCAGACGGCTTTATACGGATAATCCTGCAACCGTCTATGAACCGACATACCTCAACATGGAAATCTCCTCCGACTACGGTCATAGCCATGTCGCCGAGATTTACTGGAAGTGCGACGGAGCAAGCTCCATCGTGCGGGTTTATCACAATGGCATCCTGGTCATCGAACACAACCCCTGCAACATCGGCACGGCTGGTATCAACAAGGTGTTTCTCGGTGGTTATTCAGGGGGGACGTTTGCCTTGGTAAATCAGTATGAGTGGCTCATTGTCGAGGATGCCAACACGGAATTGTGCTGGCAGAAATTCTCCCGGCTTAAGCCTAATGGGGTCGGGAACACCACTCAACTGACCCCGAAACCCTCTGGCACCAACTATCAACTGGTGGACGAGGCTGTGGCCGATGCCGCCGACTACAATCTGGCCGATGCCGCCAATGAAAAGGACACCTACGCCTGCGAAAACTCCCCATCTGACGTTGGCAGTGTCGTGGCGGTCAAGGTCTGCGGCGTGGCTGCCCAGCAAGCCGAAGGCGCTTTGCAGGCCAAGTCCGTGGTGCGCACGGGGAGTACAGATTACGATGGCGATGCCAAGACTATCGAGAATGCGTCCAACATGTTTATCCATCGCTGGCCCACCAACCCCAACACCAGCGCCGCCTGGCAGACCTCCGAGATTGACGCCATGGAAATCGGCATGAAGGCGGTAAGCCCATGACTATCCTCTGTGCCACATGTCTCGCAGCCGGGGTCCCAGAGGCTTTCACTATTCACAGTCTCTTGACAAGCGCTTCCTTTGTGGACCGCTCAGGCTTCGCTGGGAAAGCCATCAGTTTCGACAGTGTTGCGAAAAAGCGCCTTGCTGATTACATCAAGCCAGACCGTAGCAACTTGACCGAACTTTATATGGCTGTCCAGTTTGAGAACAAGGCGGATTCGTCTTATGGTCGGGCTATAGCAGGTCTCGTTCATGACAGTACTGCCGTTTTTGGTATTTGCCGAGCGGGGGGTTCGCCACGAAATATCACCGCCTACCGCATTGACACAAATACCAACTATGTAAGTTTAGGCTCCGGTACTGCCGCCCTCGCCAACAGCACGGTTTACAACATCGAGTTCCGTTGGAAGGCGGGAGACGCCGACGGGTTGGTGCAGGTTTGGGTGAACGGGGTGCTCGACATAGACGTCTCGGGCGTAGACACTCTGCCAACTGGAAAAACTAGTGTCAACATGTGGATTCTGGGAGCCATCACAGATAGCACTTTTACGGTTCCAAACTCGTATATGGGCGAACTTATCGTGGCCGACGCCCGCATCCACGACCCCTTCACCCAGAGAAAAACCTTTGCCGTTCTCCGGCCAAGCGGGGCGGGGAACAACAGCCAATGGAGCGGCAGTTACTCAGACGTGGACGAGGCGGTCCCTGATGACTCAGACGGGATAAGCGTCAACACCGTGGACCAGGTGTCAACCTTTGCCCTGGGGAACTTGCCCGCCGGGGTGGAGAGCGTCAACGCCGTATCCGTCTGGAACCGCATTGTAGGCCAAGGGGGGCCTACTCCCCGGAACGTACAGCCAGCCATCCGCACGAACAGCAATAATTATTTCGGAGACTCCAAGCCGGTGACGGCGCTCCGGCCCTGGTATGGCTGCAAACTGTGGGTACTGAATCCAAACACATCTTCGGCTTGGAGCATAGCCGAGGTAAATGCCCTGGAAGCCGGGGCCAAGTCAGTGACCTAAAATATGGCCAACTCTTTCACAGGCGACGCACGTTGGAAGGCCCTATGGAAAATGGAGTCGTCTCCGGGTATTACGGACGACTCCATCGGTGTCAACGACTTCACCAATAATGGCTGCGCAGTTGACGCCGCTAATTATAAAGAGGGTGCCGGTTCCTGCCAGATGGTCTCGTCTGAGTCGGACTATATGTCCATCGCCGACGCCAGCCTGAGTTCAGGCTTTCCTTTCAAATCCGGCACGACCGACAGAACCATGGCTTTCGCCTTCTGGTTTAAGCCTGCCTCCGTCTCCGTCAGTTCCCTCCAAGCGCTTATCAGCAAGTATAGTGAAAACAGTAAGCGCACCTTCATGATAGCCCAATATAGCAACACGATACGTATTTACCAAGGGAACAGCAATGGAGCCTCTTATAACAGTCTCTCAAACACCTTCTATATCTCTGCCGGACGCTGGTATCACATAGCTGGTTACTTCTGCGGCGTAGATAAAGAGTTTTATATCAGGATTTGGGACGATACCGCCCAGGCAATCGTGTATGACCACACCTATGCCATCCTCGACAACTCCTTCAATCTGGCCGCCCCCTTTGCCGTTGGGTGTTACTTTAACAGTTCCGACGTGGCGACCGGGTTTGGTAACGGACTCATTGATGAGTTGCTCATCGGGTTCGGCAAGCTCGCCCCCCATGAAATTGACCAAATAAGGGCAGGCACCTTTGACGGCACCGCCGACGGCCTGGCCTTTTACGAGTTGGATGGTGAAGTCGAGTTTAAGCCGACCGCCAAAGTTTGGGTCACTCAGGTTCTAGCAGAGGTGCTCTACGCCCCCCAGGACCCGAATCAGCGCACCTATGACGGCGACATCGACCTGACCATCACGCCATCGTCCACGTCGTCGCACCATTTTAGCTACAACGGCAACGTCGCCGTCGCCATCAACGCCACGGCGGAGAACTATTATTACCAAAGCGCCTCCGAGAAGGTCTATGTAAGCCCCGGCATCCCCATTGCCGTCACGCCGAGTTCTACCCGGATTCGGTCGTGGGCCACTACCGGCAATGTGCCGGTCGCCATCACGCCCCAGGCAACCTACTCCAATCTGGTGAGGACCTATGTCGGGGACATCACGGTCAACATCACGCCGACGGGGGGCTACCGGATGCCCGTCCCTGGGTGGGATTCAGCATCAGGTTACGGCGAGGTGGACATCACTGACCTTTCGGCGTCTCCGCCATATTGGGTTATCACCGGCGATGAAATCACCTTTGAGGTTTCGGACGATAGCGTTTATTCCCCCTACGCCGAGACCTCCCTGGAAATGTCCAATGGTATAGAGCTTGGCGGCGAGCTAACCTTCGATATTTTCGACCCGACAGTCGAATTCTTCAGCTTGGCCGGTGGAATTGCTCTTAGCGGACACCTCGAAACAGAGTCCGTAGTCCCCCCTGTCCTGAGCCATGAGCTTCGCCTGGGCTTGGTCCTGGGTGGCAAGCTCGGTTTCTCCTATGTGGATGAGGCCGACATCCCAATAACCACCATCACCCTGAAAAAGGGCGTCAAATTCGGTGGGGCCTTAGAATTTGTGTTTGTGGGGGCGGATGACCTCATCACCCTCATCACCCTGGATGGTGGAATAAAATTCGGGGACATCCGCCGGGTACCGTTCACCTTCGTAACCCCGGTTTCTGATGAGACGCTCACCGATATTGAGTTTAGAGGAACCCTTTACCTTTCCGGAACCCTGGGGTTCGAGACCACGGAACCTGGAGTTTACCAATATGAGCTTAGCCGTGGCCTCGTTAAGTTTGGTGGTGCCATTGTCTTCGGCTTCTGGGAACCGGTAGTCGTCACGCTGGAACTCGATGGCGGCATTTTTCTGGAAGGTGAGGCCATCACCGAGGAGGCGCTGCTCTATGAGACCTGGGCGCTCAATGGTTTTTACTTTGAGCCGAGCATATACGGCAATTTTCCGTTCAACTCCTACGGAAAACGAGGGGGACAATACTACGCCGCCGGGTCGGACGGCATCTACCTGCTTGAGGGGGAGGACGATGCAGGTAACCCCATCCATCCTGGAGTCCGCATAGGCCCGGCCAATTTCGGGGTGAACAACCGGAAGCGGCTCCGGGCCGTTTATCCTGGCAAAGCCGGGATGCCGGATATGCGCCTGGTAGGTGCTGAGGGGCAGGACTCCTTCTGCACGGTCGATGACCGGGGCAGGTTCTCGGTGAGCCAGAAGGTGCAGTCAGAAGTTATGACCATAGAGATTTCAGATTTTGAGCGCTTGGCACAAGTTGAGTTTGTGCCAGTTATCCTGACAAAGAGATAGGAGGGCAAAGACATGGCAATAGGGGACGACTTCAGCGTCGGGACGAACGGGGACATCCGGCATACATCGGGGTCCACATTTTATACCGTCCTGGAGCTACACCGGTGGCTTCAGGACTTGGCAGACCAGGCCCAGGCTTCCGGGAACGATTTGGTAGACATCACCAGCGCCACGCCGTCTGCCAGGGCGACCGATGAGATTATCACTCTCAACAGCCCTTATAACATCGACGACGCCGCCGCCGAGTGGCTCTACGGCGGGTCCATCACACAGACAAGCGGCGATGTTCAATACTCCGGCCTGAAAGTGGTGGGGGCGCTCGCAGGCACCACCACCCTCCAAGTGGTTCAGAACAATGCTCTCTACGACACCGACTCTCCCTTCTGGGGAACCGGCGTTAATGCAGCCGGGTCTGTGCTCACCCGGATGCTCATCAAGTCACGCACCGGTGGGGCCGATATTGATGGAAAGCGCATCCGGGTATTTGCGAGGGAGTGGAGCCACACCTACGCCGAGTTCGAGGTCACCTTGGGCCTGGGTGAGGCTGTTGCCGCCATTTTCACCAGTTCCGACCTCAACAACCAAACGGCGT